TTGGTTCTTTTACCCCACAAAACGCTTCAATAAGCCACTATAAGGATGATTCCGAGTGATAACACCTGAACAGGCTGAAACAGGCTTAGAACAGCCTCAGAAGGCTTACCGTGGTGTTGTAGAGCCACGTATATGGACTAAATCCCCTGAATTGCCTTCCTATGGCATCGATTTCATTGAATTCTGTGAATCAATCGGCTTTAATCTGCTCCCTTGGCAACAGTTCTTGGCACACGAAATCTGCAAAGTCAATGAAGATGACAAGTGGTTTTTCAAGGAAGTAGGCGTGATTATCAGCCGGCAGAATGGTAAATCTACCTTCATGCAGCTTATGATTCTATGGAGAATGTTTGCTTTAGGGCAGAAATTACAGGTCCACACTGCTCACAAACTCACTACATCATCTGAAATCTTCTGGAAGATCGATGACACTATTCAAAGCCATGCCAAACTGGTCGATGACTTCGGCAAGAAGTATGAATCAAAGGGATCACAGGAAATCAAACTTAAATCAGGTGGCAGATACTTGGTTCGAGCAAATAACTCAGCCTCTCGTGGTATTGCTGCACCGGATACGATCTACATGGATGAAGTTCGAGAGTTCCACGATGATGAAGTCTGGTCATCGCTTCGATATACCCAGATGGCAACTCCTAATCCTCAAACCCTTATCTTTAGCAATGCCGGAGACCAACACTCAATCGTTCTCAATCGATTAAGGGAGCGAGGACTAGCTGCCGCATCCGGAGCAGACGATCAGATAGGTTGGTTTGAATGGAGTGCTGAACCCGGCTGCAATATCAGAGACAAGAACGCTTGGGCGCAAGCCAATCCAAGTCTTGGTCACACAATCAGCATTGAGAATCTTGAAGCAGCAATGTCAGATGAAGAATCTATTGTTAGGACAGAGCTTCTATGCCAATGGGTATCGGTTGTCAATCCTGCAATCAATCCGAGCAACTGGGCAGCCTCAGCTGATAAGAATTTGAAATTAGACAAAGAAGAAATGACGTGGATGGGCATCGACCTTAGCCCGGACAGAAAAGCAGGAGCACTTATAGCGGCTCAACAAAAAGGAGACCAGATCAATGTCGTCTTACTCAGAACTTGGACCAACCCAGTCAATCTCGACTCAAAGCAAATTGCAAACGAAGTCGCAGATGAAGTCCGCAAGTACCAGACTGAAACTGTTGCCTATAGTCGTCAGACATCCGGTGCTGTGGCGGCTCTACTTGCGCCAGCAGGTATTCCTACTACGCCTATCGATGGCGCACTCTATGGTCAAGCTTGCGATGAAATGCTTTCCGCGATTACCTCATCAAGACTAAGGCATCCGGATCAAGACGAGTTCAATAAACAGGTTCTTTCAGCTGTAAGACTTCCATTCAAAGATGGCGGTTGGTATTTAGGTCGAAAGGTTTCAAATGCTACAATCTGCGCGGCAGTTGGAATGGCGATGGTTTGTCACTTCGCGGCGCGTGGTGAATCCGAGTCTGATATCATGGTAGGTTAGTGTACAATTAACCCTTAATGGGAATCAAAGACTTTTTTCTAGGTGCTCCATCTGTTGCTCCAACTTCAGATGTTGAAGCTTCTCTCGCGCCATTTAATTTATCGACTTCAGTCTATGGACTTCTCAATGCTCCGACAACTGTTGATCGTGCAACTGCAATGTCAGTGCCAACTGTTGCTCGCGCTAGAAATATCATCTGCGGAACTTTGGCATCACTTCCGCTTGAACAATACAATCGCTTTACCGGCGCACACGTTGAACCTTTAAGAGTTATCAATCAACCTGATCCACGAGTTGCAGGATTCGTTGTCTATAACTGGTTAGCTGAAGATATTTGGCTATACGGAGTTGGCTTTGGATTAGTCCTTGATGCTTATGCAGAAGATGGTCGCGTTCGCTCATGGACACGCATCGAACCTAAGCGAGTTACTCCTAAGTACAACCTAGCCATGACAGAAATTGAAGGCTATGAAGTTGATGGTCGCCTAGCACCAATCGCAGGCATCGGTTCAGTTATTCGCTTCGATGGAGCAGATGAAGGATTCCTAAATCGCTCTGGTCGCACAGTTATTGCTGCAGTTGAATTAGAAAAGGCTGCACTCTCTTATGCTAAAGAGCCAATCCCTTCAATGGTGCTCAAGAGCAACGGAACAAACTTAACTTCTGAAAGAATTGCAAAGCTTCTCGAAGCATGGCGCAATTCTCGCGCTACACGATCAACAGCATTTCTTAATGCAGACATCGACATGCAATCAGTGGGCTTTGACCCTAAGAGTTTGCAATTAGTCGAGGCTCGTTCATACGTTGCTTTGGAATTATCACGCGCAGCAGGAATCCCGGCTTACTTTATTTCAGCTGAAAACACGAGCATGACTTATTCAAATGCTACTTCTGAAAGACGTTCTCTTGTCGATTTCTCCCTTCGCCCAATCCTTTCAGCAATCGAAAGCCGTCTATCTCTACCGGATATTTGCCCAAGTACATCTCAAATCAGATTCGACTTAGATGATTTCCTTCGTGGCAATCCATTAGAACGTGCACAGGTTTATCAGATACTCAACACAATCGGCGCGATGAGCGTTGAACAAATCCAAGAAGAAGAGGACTTAATACGATGAAAATCGAAGTTCCAATTACGCTAACAGCTGCCGATTCTCAATCGCGCACTATCTCAGGCACAATAGTTACATGGGGCGAGCAGGGCAACACATCTGCTGGTCCAACAATTTTTGCTGCTGATTCAATTAACTTTAACAAGAACATCAAGCTACTCCTAGAGCATGATCGCACTCGTCCAATCGGAAAACTTCTATCACATGAGATTACCGATACTGGCATTGTCGCTACATTCAAAATCGCTGCTACAACAGCAGGAAATGATGCGCTAGTCGAGGCTTCAACTGGTATGCGTGACGGATTCTCAGTCGGCGTAAAGGTTGATTCATGGGACAATCAAGATGGCGTTATGGTCATTAGCAAATCCTCAATCGTTGAGACATCACTTGTCACCGATCCAGCAATCGACTCAGCGCGTGTCGCTCAAGTTGCTGCAACAGAAAATTCTGCTCCTGAAAAGGATGCAGATGCAAACCCACAATCAGAAGGAGAACAAGTGTCAGACACTACCGTTCCAGAAGCTCCTGCCGTAACTGAAGCGGTAGAAGCGACAAGCGTAGAGGCTGCTGTTTCACACAAGCCAGCATTCTATGCAACTCCACGCATCAACACTAACCTCACAGCAGGTCAGTTCCTTGAGGCAAACATCAAAGCATCAATGGGCGATGACGAAGCTAAAACTCTCGTTAAGGCTACAAACGATACTTCAACAAACACAGGCTTAACTCTCGCTCCACACATGAACGAGTTCATCACAACTTCAATCGATGGTCGTCCAGCCGTTGATTCAGTTTCACGCGGCGTATTGCCGGGCACAGGAATGTCATTCACAATTCCTAAGATCGGAACTGCTCCAACAATCGATGGCGATTCAACAGAAGGCGAAGCACTTGGCGGAACAGAAATGGCTTCAACATACATCACAGTTGATGTCAAGAAGGCAGCCGGACTTCAAACAATTTCATGGGAACTTCTAGATCGCTCATCACCTGCGTTCTACGATGAACTCATTAAGGAATTGAACTACGCATACGCAAAGGCAACAGATCGTGCATTGGTTGCTAAGTTAGTTGCTGATGGAACACAAGCTTCAACACAGGCTGCAACAATCGCAGGATTCAAAGCATTCATTGCAAAAGAAACTCCAGCCGCTTACTTAGCAGCAGGAAAGTTTGCAAAGAACATCATTGCTAACACAGCATGGTGGGAGACAATCATTACTGCAGAAGATGGTTCAAACCGTCCGCTATTCATTGCAGCACAACCTGCTAACTCTCCAGGAAACGTTGGAGTTCAATCACTAACTGGAACAGTAATGGGTCAAAACCTTTACGTTGATCCACACATGTCAGTTACAACACTCATCGATGATTCAGCATTCTTGGTAGTACCAGAAGCTGTAACATTCTACGAAGCACCAAAGACTCAAATCCAAGTTCAGGCTTTGGCTAACGGTCGCCTACAGGTAGCGGTTTATGGCTACTACGCTATTGCTACAAAGGTCGGCGCAGGAATTCGCCGCTTCAACCTTACATAAGCAAAAACTAATCATGGGGGAGTGGTTGCTCCCGATCGCTCCCCCAGTCGTTTATAGAGAGGAAAGAAATGCCTACAATCATCACAGCTTCAGAGCTTCGGACAACCCTAGGCGTTTCTTCCTCTCTGTATTCAGATGCGGTTCTATCAGACATTATTGATAGTGCTGAGGGAGTTATTCTTCCAATGCTCGTTGGTTACTCAGTAAGCATTGATGCAGTATCTCTTAATAACAACATTGCTTATTTTGCAACAGTTCAACAGAATCCATTTAACGAAGGTCAATCAGTAGTCATTTCAGGATGCGGAACTCCATTCAACGGTACTCGCACAGTCACAACAGACTTGCTCGATGACTACACATTCTCAGCAGCAATTACAAATGCTGACATCATCTCAAAGAACATTATCCCTTCAGGGTTGGCTACCCTAACTGGTGCTTCAACATACGTTGGAAATAGCGCAGTTGAATCAGCCGTATTAGTCGTCTCTGTTGAAATCTTCCAGAGCCGTACAGCAGCCGGCGGACAAATTGAAGGTGTGGACTTTAGCCCATCTCCGTTCCGCATGGGTCGCTCACTCTACAACCGATGCGCTGGACTATTGGGCGCGTTAGTAGATGTCGAAACGTTGGCACAATAATGCCAGCATCAACAATTCTTTCAGCAGTTCGTGGACCATTAGCAACAGCTTTAGCCGGAGTATCAGCCAACGTATTTAGCTACGTTCCAGAGAGCGTTCCAGTTCCAGCAGTAGTCCTAGTCCCTGCATCACCGTATCTTGAATTTGACACAATCGGATCAAGTACATTCCGATGCAAAATTAACTTCACAATATCTTGCTGCGTTACTTATTCAAGCAATCCAGCATCGCTCGACAACATCGAGCAACTCATTGAAAGCGTTGTCCTAGCAATCCCGGCAGGTTATGAGATTAGCGATGTGCAACGTCCAACAGTCACACAAGTAGGCGCGAGCAATTTGCTAGTAGCCGATATAGGCGTTAGTACCCACTACACGCGAACAGTCTAAGGAGACAAAATGGCAACAACAGTCATAACAGGTCGCGACCTCTCGCTTACAATCGATAGCAAGAATTACGGCGATCAATGCACTTCAGCAAGCCTCAAGACAAGCTTGGAGCGCAATACATACGAAACAATCGATGGCAAAGTATTTTTCGCACTCGATACAGAAGCAACATTGGAAATCACAATGCTTGCTGACTGGGGCGCAAACGCACCTGCATCATCAATCTGCGAAGCAATGTGGACAGCAGCTTCAACTGCACCAAACACAGCACTTACATATACATTCACAGCAGCTTCAGGCGCAGTCTTTACAGGCTCTGTCTATCCATCATTCCCAGATGCAGGTGGCTCTGGTAAGGATGCTCAGGAAGTATCATTCACACTTCAAGGAACAGCAAAGCCAACTCTTACAATTTCTTAATCTAACAATCGGGAGCAAACATGAAAAAAGAAATAACAATTTCATATCAAGATGGCGAGCAGGCTACCTATATTGCTTATCCGCCTGACTTCACTAAATGGGAACTTCACACGAAGAAATCCATAAGTGAGTTCACCGGTATGCATGACATTCTATGGGTCGCACATAGCGCAATGAAGCGCGAGGCGGCTGGTAAGCCTGTCAAGCCATTTGATGTATGGATCGAAAGTGTTGTCGATATTGAAGTAGGCACTGATAGCCCAAAAGCTATGAGCGAGGAAGCCTAAGTAGGTTAATCGTTGAACTAGCGATAGCCACAAAGATTCCAATGCGAGAGTGGACTTCAGCTGAAGACATCCTTACAGCATTAGAAGTATTGAAGGAGCGAAGTGAACCCCAGTCAGGTTGAAGCTTACAATCGGAAAGAAATCCGAGAAGTAATCAAAGCCTTCAAAGCGATGGATGAAGCAGCCATTGATGAAGCTCGCAAGGTTTCAGGTGCTTTGGCTGAGTACGCTTTGGGAAAGATTCAAGCTGCTGCCGGTGCTCGAACTGTTAGCCAAAAAGTTGCAGTACGAATTGCTCAAGGCGGCAAGGTTTCAAAGACTTCTAAAGTCGGTGAACTTAGTCTGGGCTTTGCTTCTCAAAAGTTCTCAGGTGGAGCAACTACCAGAAGCCTTTGGGGTGGAATGGAATTTGGATCTAATCGATTCAATCAATTCCCTAATCGAACTCCACGATACAAAAAAGGAAATACAGGTTACTTCATTTATCCAACTTTGAAAGATGCTCAGCCTTATATAATTAACGAATGGCAACAAGCCTTCGATAAGATTCTAAAGGAGTTCTAATGGCTGGAGATACAAGAACTCTCAAGCTCGCCATCCTTGGTGAAGTCAAAGATTTAAGCGATAGCCTCAATAAAGGCTCTAATGACGTATCCTCATTCGGAGACAAGATAGGCAAGTTCGGAAAGATAGCCGGTGCAGCATTCTTAGCTGCCGGAGTCGCAGCTGCTGCCTACGCTGGCAAGTTAGCCATCGATGGAGTCAAATCAGCCATTGAAGATGAAGCTGCTCAATTACGTTTAGCAACATCCTTAAAGAACGTCACAGGGGCAACAGATGCCCAAATAAAGGCTACTGAGTCATACATTACAAAGACTCAACTTGCTTATGGAGTAAGCGATAGCCTGCTTCGTCCGTCTCTAGATCGTTTGACCAGAAGTACCAAATCAGTTGAGGAAGCACAGAAGCTTCAAACCCTTGCGCTCAATATCGCTGCCGGTACTGGAAAAGACTTACAGGCAGTCTCAGAAGCTTTAGCAAAGGCACACGATGGCAACTTTACTGCATTGAATAAACTCGGTGGTGGATTAGATGCCAGCATCATCAAGAGCAAAGACTTTGAAGCGGCAACAGCAGCTCTAGCAAATACCTTTGAAGGTCAGGCAACAAAACAAGCTGAGACATTCCAAGGCAAGATGGCAAGACTGAATGAAGCATTTGGAGAAGCCAAGGAGACTGTTGGCGGATACATCCTAGATGCAGTAACTCCATTGATTACATTAGTTGTCGATAAGGTAGTTCCAGCCGTTTCAGATTTTATTGAAGGTATTGGCGGCAAGGATGGGCTTACTGCGAAGTTTAATGAATACGTATCGCTGGCTAAGAAGATATTCATCCCAGTATTTGAAGGAATTAAATTTGCCTTTGACAAAATCAAGGCTGCAGTAGAAGAGAACAAAGAATCATTCATTGCACTCTTTGAGTTTTTCAAAGTCCTTTCACCATATTTAGGTACAGTCCTTAAAGTTGCTATTCAGGGAATTGGCTTTGCACTTGCAACGGTTGTCAATATTGTTGCAACATTGATCGATGGATTTAGAGAAATCATAAGTTTAGGTTCACAAATTGCTAACTTCGTAGGCGGAGTCTTTGGCGGTGGTAAAGCCACAGGCGGAAGCGTTTCAAGCGGTACAACTTACATGGTTGGAGAACGAGGACCAGAACTCTTTACTCCATCTGCTTCAGGCTATATCGTTCCAAACAATAAACTTGGCTCAGGCAGTTCAGGCACAATTATCAATTTAACAGTCAATGGCGCAGTAGATCCTATTTCTACAGCTCGACAGATAGCCAATCTTCTCAATCGTGAGGCAACTCTTTCAGGCAACTTTAATAAGGTTGGTTCTTCACTTCTAGTTGGTGCTTAATGTCTTGGACTCCAGAGCCAACAATCAAAGTCAATGGGACTACTTACAACAGCGTAACCCTTACTGACGTTCAAATCTCCTATGGTCGCGCAAGCGTATGGGAACAGGCTCGTGCTGGTTATGCTCGGATTTCAATCTTAAACAATAACAATACTGATAATGCTTTTGATATGAATCAGACAGTATCCATCGAGGTCAAGAATACTTCTGGAACAGATGTCACAGTATTCACCGGCATAATCATTTCGGTCGATAACTCACTCGCTGGTTCAGGCTCAATCGGTTCATCTGTAGTTCAGACTATTACAGCAGTCGGTCCATTCGCTCAGATGTCTCGCAAGATTATTGGCACAAGCTCATGGTCTAAGGAAATGGATACAGCTAGAATGACTCGCATCTTCAATGATGCTGGAGCAACTATTGACGTGGTTGATTCTCCAGCAATCTATGAGTTTGCAATTAGACACTCTGAGGCAGTCGATGCCTATACAGCAGCTGCGGATTACGCTACACAGGCAGACGGATATATCTATGAGACTGCTACCGGCAAAGTCGGCTTCGCCAATGAGTCCAGACGATTCGTGGATCAACGAGATAATGGCTATACAATTATTCCCAATAATTACATTCTCTGGAACTCGGTAAGCTCTCAAAAGACTTTGGCAGATGTCGTCAATGCAATCACAGTCACCGGAGCAACTCACACTCACAGTGCTTCAGATGCTACATCTCAGGCGACCTATGGCGTGGTGGCAGGTTCTATCAATACTGAACTTCATAATTCAGCAGATGTCCTACTCCAAGCAGATCGTTATGTCGCGCTCAGGGCTTACCCTCAAACCTCACTGAGTTCATTTACTATTCCAATTAACAGCACTGTGGTATCAGATGCTGATAGGAATAAGTTCATCAATATGGCAGTGGGTGAACCTATTGAAATCACTACCCTGCCAACTGGTATAAAGAATTCAAACTACCGAGGATTTGTAGAAGGCTACTCATTCTCAATCAATAAGTTTGAAATGGTTATAAACCTAGTAACTACCGATGCAGTCTATTCAGTAACCCCTACACGCTGGCAGGACGTTCTAGCCACCGATACATGGGCTGGGGTAGGTGCTGCGGTACAATGGTTCTCTTACGATGACTAGAAGGAGCACAAATGGCAACTAGCACAAACTATGGGTGGAGCGAGCCTGACGATACTTCATTCGTCAAGAATGGTGCTTTAGCCATCCGTACGCTTGGCAATGCCATTGATGTCCAAGTCAATAAAATCGAGAATTCAAAAGGCAACATTCCACATCCATTCCTACTCATGGGAGCATAATCAATGGCAACACAAACCTACAAAGTCTTGGGACAGTCTGCTCCAGCAGCTACAACTGCCACAGACCTTTACACAGTCTCAGCATCAACCCAGACGGTTGTATCAACTCTCGTGGTTGCCAATAGAGCTGCAACATCTGCAACCTTCAGAGTGAGCATTTCAGTAGCAGGAGCAGCAACAGCGACTAAGGATTACATTGCTTACGATACAACTGTTCCGGGTTCAGGCTTTGTTACATTGACTCTTGGATTAACTCTAGGTGCAGCAGATGTCATTCGTGTTTATGGATCAACATCAACTCTTTCATTCTCAGCATTTGGAAGTGAGTTAGCCTAATGAGTGCCAATTTATACCCAGCACCGTTAAGCGGAGCAAACCCAGTCTATGATGCAATCATCCCAGCAGGATTAACACTTCGCCAAACAATTACTTCTGGCACAACTATTACTTATTCAACATTGCCTGACAGAGTATTTGCAATCGTCATTGGCGGTGGTGGCGGTGGTGGAAAAGGAAATAACACTTCATCATCTAAAGCACGTGGCGGTGGTGGCGGTGGAGCTATATTTGCTGGATACGCATCTCCTGCTACAACATGCATTATTGGCGCAGGCGGAACAGGTAGCATGAACGGTGGGGCTACATTCTTTGGAATTATTTGTGCTCCCGGTGGTGGTACTGGTGGACAATATGAAACTAACGTATTTCAAGGTACATCTTCATTTGGCGGTGGTGGTGGTGCTGCATACGAAAACACAAATACAACATGGGCATTTGGCGGATCATCTATTGGTGGAACTGGTTTATTACCAAGCGGCGCAGGTGGAAACAGCCTTCGTGCAAATAATGACAAGCAAGGCTATCCGGGCGCAGCCGGTGGTGGTGGTGCAGGTTCTAACGTCACAGGTGGCGCGGGTGGATTTGGTTACTTTGCAGGCGGCGGTGGTGGAGAAGGATTAACTACAGGCGGAGCAGGTGGAACTTCTAGCGCATTTGGAACTGCCCCAACAGTTTCAGGTAGTGGTGGTTCCGGTGGCAATGGTTATCTAGGTGCTGGTCAATCATCTTCAGCTGGAGCAGCAGGCGGCGGTGGTTCCGGCGGTGGTGGCGGTGGAGCCGGTTCAGGTAACTCTGGCACAGGCGGCAACGGCTGCATTATTCTTTACTACTAGGAGCAATTATGAAAATCAATAGATACGAATTCAAATGTGTTAAGTGTGGTATTGACTATGCAGAACAACGCACAGATTCAGAATCACAATACTTTGACACATGCTCATGCGGTGGAAAGTTCAAGGCTGGTAAAACAATACTCATTGAAGAAATAATCGATGAAGCCATTACTGAGTAAGGCTGGACAACAGCTTCGTGAACAGATCGATGATGCGTTCCCAGATCGTGATCGTAAGTCAGATGGTTGGATAGGCGATGCCTCTCACTCCAGTCGTCCGAGTGACCACAATCCCGATAAGACTAACGGAATCGTCAGGGCTATTGATGTGGATAAAGACCTCAACTCACGCCCCAGTACAGGTGCTTATCTTGCCGACCAAATACGCTTATGCGCCAAAGCAGGTGAGACCAGAATTTCTTATGTCATCTATGCTGGAAAAATCGCATCGAGTAAGAAGTCTTGGCGTTGGCGTCCTTATGATGGGATTAACCGCCACGATCATCACATCCATATTTCATTCACTAAACAAGGCGACCAAAACGGTAGCTGGTTTGATATCCCGATGCTAGGTGGTAAGTAATGGGTCGCATAACAGTAAGTTCCAATAATCTCTTTCCCGGTCCAAAAGGGGAAAAGGGTGATGCCGGAGCAGCTGGTACTAACGGTACTAACGGTACTAACGGAGCGACTGGCGCAACAGGAGCGACTGGCGCAACAGGTGCAACTGGATCATCGGGAGTTGTAACAGTCAATGCACCAATTACAAATGCTGGAACTTCAACAGCAGCTAACCTTTCAGTATCAGCAGGCACAACTTCTGCTGCTGGAATCCTTCAATTAACTGACTCAACATCGAGCACTAGCACTACAACTGCTGCAACTCCTAATGCAGTCAAGACTGCTTATGACTTCAGCAATAGTATGGTTTTGCCATTTGTTACTGGTTATTACTACAAAGGAACAACAGCAAACCTAGGAAATACAACTGCTGCAACAGCAAATACAACCTATTATGTGCCTTTTTTTGTTCCTACTACAACCACATTTGACCGTATATTAACAAGAGCTGGCTCTGGTTTTTCTGGAACTGCTTCAGTTCGATTAGGAATATACAATTCATCAGCAGGCAAGCCAAGTACGGTGCTACTAGATGCTGGCACAGTTTCAGTAACAGCGGCAGGTGTTAGTTACACAATAACTATTAGCCAACAATTAACTCCAGGGTTGTATTTTCTAGCCGCTAATTCACAAACTGCTGCAACGACAAACACATATACAGCAATAGGTTCAAATCAAGGTTCTGTCTATAACGGACAACCTTACACAACGAATTTAACAATGATTCAATACTATTCACAGGCTTCGGTTACTGGCGCATTTTCTACTGCAACAAGTTTAACTGATGGAGTATTATCTGGAGCAATAGTTGCTTTTGTGAGGGCGGCATAATGAGCAAACTAATTACATACGGCTTAGGCGGTTATGACCCTTCAAAGCCTAATAACAATATCGTTGAAGAAATTGACATCCCAGATGAGGAGCAACAATGAAAGACTTCAAGACTGCATTCGGCTCATGGGCTAGAGCATTCCTAGTAGCAGTGCTATCCCTAGCAGCGGCAGGTATATCTGATCCAAAGGCTTTACTAGCTGCTGGACTTTCATCATGTCTGCCACCAATCATTAGATGGTTAAACCCTAATGACCAAGGTCTAGGCATCAAAGCATAATGAGTGCCCTTAACTGGGCGGCTCTCGCAGTTGCAGTTATCTCAATCGTTACAGGATTTGTTGGATCAATTAGATGGTTGGTCAAGCATTACCTTGCTGAACTTAAAAGCAATGGGGGCTCATCAATGCGTGATGAAATCTCAGAGCTTCGTGGGCGTGTTGATACCATCATTCGTATCTTAGAGAGGTGACACTTATCTCATGGCGAGAAAAGCAACTAAGAAGCTAGTTGATGAAGGCTATTCAAAACTAGATGCTTACACCATTGGGTTAAACGAATACTACAAAAGCCTTCGTCGAGCAGGATTTAGCGTTGAAAATTCTTTAGCCATAATTATTGAAAAGAGCAGTTTTCCGGATTGGATTCTGCCAACACCCATTAACCCAAACATACCGGATCCTGATTGGTATGAGGATGAGGATGAATGAAGAAAATTGTAATCCTAAGTGATTTACAAGTTCCCTTCGAAGATGTCCATGTAACAAAGAATATCGCCAAGTTTCTGCAAAGTTTTAAGCCTGACCAAACAGTAACTATTGGCGATGAGATTGACTTTCAGACTATTAGCAAATGGTCAGATGGAACGCCGGGAGCGTATGAACAGACTCTTGGCGATGATCGTGATAGATGCGTAGAGCTTCTCTGGGAGTTAGGCGTGAGTGATTGTATTAGGTCAAATCACACAGATCGCTTATATAACATCATCATGAAGAAAATCCCATCATTCTTATCTCTGCCTGAATTACGCTTTGAGAAGTTTATGAAGTTCGATGAACTGGGCATAACCTTTCATAAGAAACCTATGCTTTTAACTGCTGGCTGGTACGCCGTACATGGCGACCACACTCCCATCAAATCTCAGGGCGGATTGAGCGCAATGGAAGCGGCTAGGCGTACAGGCTCAAATATCATCTCTGGGCACACCCACAGGGCAGGCCGTACATCCTTCTCAGAAGCCATAGGGGGCCGACAGGGGCGCGTACTGCATGGAGTTGAAGTAGGTAACCTAATGGACTTCAAACAGGCTGCATACACCAAGGGGACGGCTAATTGGCAGCAGGCTTTCGCCATCATGTATGTGCATGGGAAGAATGTCCAAGTTGATCTCATATACATCGAGAAGAACGGCACATTTGTAGTAAATGGCAAAGTCTATGGACGACCTAGATAACGACATTACAAGGGATGTAGATACCCAGATGGATAACTCAGAATTGTTACCATTTCGTTATCTAAATTAACGATGTAAATCCCAGTAGCTGTGCAACACTTCTGCTGTTCCCAAGATATGGGACAGGAAAGGGCACAATGTTATTTATACAAGCATTAGCAATATGTGGCGTTATCTTCGCTACTAGCTTTGTGTGGTATTGGACTGGTCATAAAGATGGAGTCCGAGAAGGCTATACACGAGGTCGTTCAATCTCTAGACAAGAATTCTGGAAAGAATAAATGAATGCTAAAGACTTTCTCAAAGAAGCAAGAGCAGTCATCGAAGACCGAGGAATGGACTACGGTCACCCATCAGACAATATGGCAAGGACTGCAAGACTTTGGTCAGCCTATCTTGAAATCCCAATCGAAGACTATCAAGTTGCAGCTTGTATGGTGTTGGTCAAACTCGCAAGATCAATGGAAGGTTCAAAAGTTGATAATTACATCGACATGCTTGGATACGCAGCAATTTCGGGA